AGTACTGCCCGGACGCGGACCTGAAAGGGAAAGCTGCCGACCAGCTCTTGAAGCAAAGCCCTTCAAACGGCGATCTGTGTTACGTGCTTGAGTACTGCCCGGACGCGGACCTGAAAGGGAAAGCTGCTTCAGAACTCCGTTTGCGTCTTGGAACACAAAATGTCGATGAGGATGCATTAATCAAACAAATTGCGCAGACAGTGATCTCACAACCAGGTTGTTTGAAAATGGACTCATGGCATTGTGGAACCTCACACTGTATTGCCGGTTGGGCTACTGTTTTGAATCCTATTGCCAGAAGCCTTGAGGAAGAACATGGAACTGAAATAGCTGGTGCCGCTGTTCTTCCGTCTTATGCTAACATGTTTTTCCTGGACAATGAAACAGCACTGGAAAGGCTTAAAGAAATCGCTGCTAAATAAAACAACGCCTTATTAACAATAACAAATCAATAATATAAAATGGGAATCCTTGACATCAGGCCCGCCGTTAGAGGTGGTTTCAAAGTAATAATCGGCATCGCTGGTCCTTCTGGATCAGGAAAAACTTACTCAGCCTTGAAAATAGCTCGTGGTATGGTGTCGAAACCGTCTGAAATTGGTTTTTTAGATACTGAAAGCCGGAGAGGCTCCTTATATGCGGATATTTTGGATGATAAGTTCATGATTGCCGATCTATTCCCTCCGTTTTCCCCCAGTAGATATGCCCAGGCAATTAAGGAGTTTCAAGAGGCAGGCACTAAAGTATTAGTAATTGATAGTGTTTCTCATGAATGGGAAGGCGAAGGCGGCTGCGACGACATCGCAAACATGAAGTTGGGCAAAAGCAATATGCCCAACTGGATCGGAGCAAAAAGGGAGCATAAGGCTTTCATGAATACTCTTCTTCATAGTAATATGAATATTATCGTCTGCCTGCGTGCCAGAGAGAAAACTGATTTTAAAAACCCAAAAGAGCCGGTTTCTCTTGGCATGCAGCCGATCTGTGAAAAGAACTTCATGTTTGAACTTACTGCCTCCCTAATGATGGAGAATGAGGGTAAAACACAGCGCTATTTGAAAATGCCTTATTTCCTTAAAGACGCCTTCGGCCAAGGAAACGGTTACCTGGGTGAAAATACTGGTAAAAAAATTATCGAATGGATTGATACTGGTGATAAGGAAGACCCAGAAATCACAAAGATAAAATCAGATATGCTGATGTCCTGTGAGTTCGGCCTTGCTGGCGTCATGGCAATTTGGAACAGCATACCAAAGGAGATGAAACGGAAGCTTGAAGCCTTCAAAAATTCCTGTAAAGAATCTGCGCTGGAATATGAGCGACAGGCAAAGGAAGCAGAAGAAACTCCCCAGGAGACATTAAAGAGAAATATTGACGGCCAGCCAATAAACATAGACCTGCCATGACAGAAAGTATCTTTAAAAGGTTCACCGCTGATCAACTGCAAGAGTTATTTAGCAATTTTTTAATTGATAGCTGGAGTTATTCAAAAGTATCATGCTTTGCGAGAAACGAAAAGGCTTTTGAGATGCAATACATCTTTGGCCTTTACTCCCGCAGTAGTGCCACAACAGTTGCCGGTAACGCTTACCATCATGCCCTACAGTATTATTTCGAGCAAAAAAAACAGGGTAAACAAATAGACCTTGTTGAATTAGAGGCTTGCGCGTTTGCATACATAGACGACATCCCGTCAAACAAGTGGAAGGTTCAAAAAACTACTCCTACTGTTGAATCATGCATAAAGAAAGCAACTACGCTTACATCCGCCCTGCTTAGGAACTTCATGCAGGAGAAAGACGTTTATGAAGAGGATATCAGCGAAATATTATATGTAGAATTACGACTAGACGCGTTTGTTACTGTCAATGGTGTAGATATTCCGCTCCCATGTCATGCTGTGGTTGACTTGACCATCAGGACTAAGTCAGGCTCTATAGCTATTGTGGATCACAAATCACGAGCTGCTTTTACAGACGAAGAGGAAATTGCTTTGTCGATAGGCGTACAGGCTATAACCTATGTATTGGTATATGAGGCAAACTTTGATCAGCGGATTGATGAAGTATGGTTTATTGAGAACAAATATTCTCAAAACAAAGACAAAAGCCCGCAATTAAGTAAATATCCTGTCGTAATGGATGTGAATACTCGAAAGCTATACGAAGCGCTCCTGTATGAACCCCTTAAGAGGATGGTAGAAGCTGTCAGCAATCCGGATTACGTCTATCTGATTAACGAATCTGACAACTTTATTGATAAAGCAGAGCTATATGATTTCTGGGCACGGACCATGATTTGTGAAATTGGTGATTTTAATGTGGAAGAGACAAAAAAAGAATTAGTCGCCAAACGCCTGAAGAAAGTACGAGATGCTTCCACATCTATCATTACACCAACAGTTATCCGGAAGTTTAAGGAGAATGCTGATAGGTTTATTACTTACGATTTATCTAATAAAAACATGACACCTGAACAAAAAATCGAGCATGTTCTCCGCAGTTTTGGAGTTACGGCCCGTTGCGCTTTTACCTTTGAGGGATATTCTTCTAATACATACCTATTGGAAGTATCGGCCGGCGTAAAAGTTAGTTCTATATATCAATACAAATTGGATATCGCCAATGCGCTTAATGTACCAACTGTCCGCTTTTCAAGGGAAATGGTGGTTCATGAAGGACGGTCCTATCTTTCAGTAGAGTTTTCAAAAACACGTGACAAAGATCTCGTCTTTAATCCTGATGACCTACAGGGATTCAAAATACCCATTGGTAAAGATAACTATAATAATACGGTTATTTGGGATCTGGATAACCATTCCACTCCCCATGTGCTTATATGTGGCGCAACTGGTTCTGGTAAATCAGTATGTGTACGTTCAATAATAGAATACGCAACCTTATCTGGCGTAGAAAATGTTGTAATTCTTGATCCTAAATATGAGTTCATGGACTATGCCCGGAAGGGCTACCAGGTGGTTAATGACATAACTGAAATAGAAGAAACAATGAAAGCACTGGTTTCCTACATGGAAGATTTAGTCAAGACTGGCAGAAGTCAAAAAACGATGATTGTTTTTGATGAATTTGCCGACGCTGTGGCAAATGCCAGGTCAGGAAAGAAACTGAATATCTACGAGAATATATCTACCATAACCGCAACCGGTAGAATGAAAACAGAACGGGTACATACCAGCACCGATAAATCATTGGAGGAAAACCTACGTATTCTATTACAAAAAGGTCGTTCATGTGGTATTCGCATTGTAGCTGCTACACAAAGGGCATCAGTAAAGGTAATTACCGGCGACGCTAAGGTAAACTTCCCAGTACAAATATGTTTTCGTGTACCAAAGGCTACTGACTCCCAAGTCGTACTGGACGAACCAGGCGCTGAGGCACTTTCTGGAATGGGCGATGGTTTAATAAGGTCGCCGCAATACAACGATATTATCCGTTTTCAGGCTTATTACAAACCATTATATGATTAACAGATCCTTTTCTTACTCGGAAAACAAAGTACTGGTAAAGCGTAAGGTTATAGCAGAGTACTTCCAATACGGCAGGCGCTTCTATACAATCATAGATCCCGCAAACCCAAAACGCGAAATACCTGCTTTAGCTGACGAAATCGACAAACGGTTTAAAACAGTACCAGGAAAGATTAAGCCGCGGCACGCAAAGCGGTAGGCATACACCCAATGCACAATCATTTTAAAACATTAGGGCTATGTATTACAATACTAACAACTTGACAGGCGAGGAGTTGAAACAAGGAGTAGATACAGCAACATCACAACTGGAGGTAGTATTTAATCTCTTTAACAAAAATCCAGACAAGAAGTACACTGCTTGGGATGTGGAACATGAGCTAAAAAGAACCGGTATAATCAATATGCAGGTTCCTATACATTCGATACGTGCTCGTATAACCACATTAAAGAACCTGGGTGAAATAGAGAAGCTGGACGAAGTAGTCAAGTCGCCTCATGGTATGAGACGATCAGAACACTATTATCAGCTTTCAAAATTAGCACCAGCAGGATACAGAGAAATTCAACCTACCGATTATGCCCAGGATACGCACGATTAAACCGGAGTTTTGGAATGATGAAAAGTTAGGCCAGGAGCCAGAAGCAATCATGCTGTGCGTGATAGGTATACTTAATTTCTCCGACGATTACGGGGTAGTGCGGGCAAACCCGGTTTTTCTAAAGAATCAGATATTCCCTTATAAAGCATCTCTCAGACTTGAGGCTTTTTCAGCTTGGCTGGACCGTTTGGTGGAGTTGGAGGTACTAATTCAGTTTACCCACAGAGGTGAAAGTTATTACTACATCCGAACTTTCCGGAAACACCAGAAGGTTGAGAAACCCTCTAAGACAAGGAATGTACCAGAGCGGGAACTGCTTCAAATTCTTTATGAATTAGGGTACGTTATGCAGGAAGATTTTGCCTTCATAAAAAACACTCCCCGACTACTCCCCGACTATTCGGGGAGTGTACTCCCCAACCACTCGGGGAGTAGTCGGGAAACAGTCGGGGAATTGTCGGGGAGGGAAGGGATAAGGATAAGTAAAAGGATAAGTAAGGGAGAGGGAGAGTCTCGCTCAGGCGAAAATCGGGATGAAAATTCAGAACTAACGAATGATTTTCATCCTAACCCCCCACGCCCCGCGCCGCCCCCCTTTCCTTCTGCGCTTTTTACACCCCCCTCCATAGACGAGGTAAAGTATCATTTCCGGCTAAGTGGCGGCCGCGATGAAATGGCAATAGCGTTTCACGGAAAATGGTCAAGCCTGGAATGGATGGATGGTCGCAGCTACTTGAAAAACTGGCCAGCCAGGATACCAAATTTCATCACAAACTTTTTGAAAAATGAACAACGAAAGACAGGGCAAAGTAATAAGCCTTCAGGAAACATTGTCTCAGGAGATAAAAACTATAGCGACGCATAGCGATATAGAGCTTACAGAAGAGGAAATAAGCGACGCTATAGAGTACGCCAAGCAAAAGAAGATCGACGCCCTAAAACAGGCTGAAATTGCGAAATACAACCAGCACGTTGAAAACGAGATCCGCAGGGATTGGAATCATGAGGATTTAAAAGCCTTTGTGATTGCCCGGGCGCAAGATAGGGGCATGGCCTTCGTGGTAGACGAACCTATTTCGCTTCTTTTTGAAGCGTTGTGCTACTATTTCACCGGCGATAAGCACTTTGAATCTATGACACCAGAAGGGCGGCGCCCCTGGAATCTTAACAAAGGCCTTCTTCTCTGTGGGGGCGTCGGTACAGGTAAAACTACACTTTTGAAGGTATTTAACCTCAACAAGCGCCGGGCCTTCAAAATTGTAAGCTGTAAGCACATAGCTGCAAAATATGCAGATGTAGGCAATGACGCAATCACGGAGCATTCAGGGCACTGGCATGTACCAACATCAAGGGATTATTTCTATCAGAACAAGATTGGGATTTGCTTTGATGACCTGGGTGATGAGGATAGCCGAAAAAACTTTGGCAATCAAGCAAATGTGATGGCTGATATTATTCAAAACAGGTATGATTCGGGTGTGCCATACCACTTCACCCACATCACAACGAATTTAACCATGGATGAGATAGAATCGTTCTATGGAACACGCGTCCGTAGTCGCATCCGTGAAATGTTTAACATCATTCAACTGGACGGGGAGGACCGCAGAAAATGACAGCAAAAAAACTTTTCTCAAAGAACATTACCTACCTGGTAGAAAAACACAGGCTCGACGCGGGTAGTTTGGCAGCAGCATTAGGAACATCAAATCAAAGGGTCAGACACTGGTTAAATGGGCACAGCGCCGCAGATCCTGACATGCTGGTTGAATTATCCGATTATTTTGACATCGGAATCGACAACCTGCTAACAATAGACCTTAGGAATATTTGTGAACAATGCGAGGCACGATAAAGCTGTTTATTGACTGGGATTTAAAACGTGAACAACAGTTTGAATCGTCAGAGCAGCGTAATAAGATTATTCGCAGGTGGACAGTGAACTTCAATCTCCCAAATAGAAAACACTACATATCAATTTTTGATGAAACTGAATACGACGACGATACAGAAGTACAAAAAGAAATCGATTCCTCAGTTACTGAAGTTAGCGACTAATACTTTTAACGCCTACATCCGCAAGCGAGACAGCGAAGATGGTTGGTTTAAGTGTATCAGTTGCAATCAGTATAAACCAGTTTCGCAGATGAATGCAGGACATTTCTTTTCAGCCGGCCATCACACAGCCTTAAAGTTTCATGAGGACAATGTTCATGGCCAATGTATAAAGTGTAATCTGTATGATCATGGGAACCTGTTAGGATACCAGGAAGGATTGATAAAAAAGATCGGTCAGGAACGAGTTGATTTTCTCCGCAACAACTGCAGCAGAGTGAATAAATGGGACCGGTTGGAGTTGATTGCTATTATTGAAGAATATAAAAATAAGTAAACAGCATGTAAGATGATTATACAAAGGCTCGTATACAGGGAATACCATGAAAATGGGCAGATATGTATAAATGGCGAAATAGGGGTTGTAGCCGAGTTATGGAAACACCTCTACGATTATAGGTTAGGATTCAAAGGCTACGAGGGCCGCCCAGTCGTTAGGCTTGGAACATGGACTAAATTCTACGACAACGGACAGTTAGCATGGACGCTTGTCTATGATGAATATGGATATTCAACTAACGCAAACTATCCACAATACAGGAAGGATGGAACATTAATTATATTTTAAACCTGCCAGAATAGGTCACCAATAAATATGAAGCTAAAAAGAACTGTACAATGCGCAAAATGCCCATGGAAAGTATCTACAGATCCAAATAAAATACCTGGCGGGTATAGTAAGGGCAAGCATGAAGCATTGAAATGCACAATAGCTCACAATGGTAGATCATACAGGGCAATGGCCTGTCACGAATCTAAGCCAGGTCAGGAATATCACTGCGTTGGATGGCTATATAATCAGCTGGGAGTAGGCAATAATATTCAGCTTCGCTTGCAAATGCTTAGTTGTGAAAATATATCACAATTGCGTGTCGTTGGGGATCAACACAAGTCGTTTAAAGATACATTACCTAAACATTAACCTGCCGGGATAGGTTACCCGGATTGAAATATGGATAATTCATGGGAAGGATTTGAACCATCACCAATTGAATTTATGCATGGTGAGTTATTAAAGCAATTTCACTCCTTCAGAGAACAACACAGTTCAGATCATTATACCAAGATTACTGGTCATGATCTTAATAATTTGATTGTTGAAGCAAAAAAGGCTGTTTATACTAAGTATAAGAAACTAAACTTAGATAAAGCAATCCCGAAAAATTCGCTATAAAATTAACCCCTGGTCGGCGGGTTGCCGGCTGCTTGAATTATGGAACAGAAAAAAGTAACAACAACCGAAAGGAAGATTTTAATACAGTTATCAAAGGTTAACACTTATATCAATTCTGGTACCTGGTATTCAAAAAAGTGTGCAGTGATTGAAAATGGCAAAAGCCTAATATCCTTTAATCAATCTACTTTGAAAAAATTGAAAGAAAAGGGATTTATAGATCAATTTGATATGATAACAGTGTTAGGCGGATTTGTAGCTGTCCATGGACATTTACCCACTGCCGAAGCAATGGAAAAACTTGCCGCAAGAGAAAAAGCATTAACCGAACTGGGCACGGTTACCAGAAAATGTGTATGAAAATAGATCGTGAGGCTGTCCACAGCAAATTCGGAGGTCGCTGTGCTTACTGCGGCACCGAAATTACCTTAAAGGAAATGCAGGTAGATCACATGTGGCCAAAGTGTGGAGGCGGAACGGATGAATTTCAAAACCTTGCTCCAGCTTGTAGAAAGTGTAATCATTACAAGCGAGCAAATACAGTGAATGGATTCCGGATTTTAATGAATGATTTACATACAAGGATACAATCTATTTACATACATGAGGTAGCAGTTCGCTTTGGGATGGCAACCATCAAGCCATTTAACGGTGTGTTTTACTTTGAGACATTAAACTTAAACAACAATCAACCCGCGCCGGCTCCGGTCACCGGTAAAGAACAATGGGGAAAACTGAAATAATTAAGTATGACAGCCATGAGGCAGCTCAGCAGGTTTCTATTACAGGATGGGTAAGCAGGGATGGCAGATTCTTCGGAAATAATGAACATGCGGCCCGGCATGCTGGATGCACCCATGTTGCATGCAGTACTGATGGATGTATTGAATACGCTAAACGACCATACATCTATTGTGATTCATGTAGACGAAAACAGGATATTGAAAGGTATAACACCTATGAATTTAGAGAATGGGACGAAACTGTCCCCGTATATAGCAGGACAGCAGATGAATACTTTTACGATTCTGAGGATATTGAAAGTTACCTGGAAGATCAAAGGGAATCAGATCCAGCATTTAGCCCAGACGATTTAATGCTCGTAATCTGCCAGCCAGTTTATCCGCAGCAAATTGCCTGTTTGATTGCTACGAAGGTCAGATGGGCGAGGACGGCGATCCGGATCAGTTTATTACAGATGAGATGAGGGAGCTGGCTGAGCGGTTGAATACACTTATCATGGCTTCAGGGCCATGCAGCTATACACCAAGCAAAATCAGAACTACATACAAAGAAAACTTAAAGACCACTGGAAATGACAACAGCCGCTGATAAAAAGAATCCTACAGAAGAGCAACTCAAATATGGCGGCAAAGATCCTGCTTTATTGAAACGCTTTATGAAGGAGTTTTTCCCTTATGGTCATTTCAGAAAGATCGGCATATTCACCAAAGAGATGAGAGGGGATTACTATCAACACGCGATGCGCATCTGTGAGTTTTTCGGGTTAAAATCTATTTATGAATATGGTGCAATTGAGGTCCGCTGTCACATGACATATGTCAAGGGCAAAAGGCCGCCAGGCGAAGGCTTTATAACAGTAATACCAAGTATTTATGAATAAGCGAGAAGAACTAATAAGAAAAATTGCCGAGGAAATGGCCAGGGACGAGTTTAATAGTTTGCATGTTGACTCCCCGGAAGAGAAGTGGGAAAACCAATCCGAACTATTAAAAAATGGGTATATCGTCGATAATATGCATCGGGCATGTATAGCAGTAAAGCACATGGCAACAGCATTTAGCGATGGTGCGGAATGGGGCGACCCCTGGTTAGCCAACGAATCAGAAATTAATAAAGAACTTATTAAACGGGGCCTGCTCCCCGAAAAGGAGGAACAAAAATGAATACGCAAATACAATGCGTACTGGCAGTATAGCTTCAGTGAGACGGAGCATTGTTTATATTAAACCTATACATCATGTGTAATACCAGAAAAGTGCATCAGATTAGCCTCATGATCGTAGAAAACCTCGAAAAGCGGGAGTATTCAGTCTTCCTGGCAACTGATCCAACGAACATCAAGACAAACAGGAGCCTCAAAGATGCAATTATTGATCTCTTCCTCAGTATTAAGTATTCAAACCGGGAGACCAGCAACCGGGCCTAAATAATTTGTTTCGATAATTTATCAAAAATAAAATAAATTTGTACAAAGATAAATTATTGATTATGGCAGGTCGGCCAACAGATTATAAAAAAGAATACTGTGAACAAGCTGAAAAACTCTGTAAGCTCGGCGCAACAGATGCTGAGGTTGCGGAGTTTTTTGGCGTAACCGAAACGACAATCAATAATTGGAAGAAGAGCCATCCTGAATTTTTTGAGTCCTTAAAAAAGGGCAAGATACTAGCCGACGCTAACGTAGCTGAACGGTTATATTCTCGCGCTATGGGCTACAGCCATGATGCAGAGAAGATATTCAATTCCGATGGGATAATCATCCGTGCTGAATATATAGAGCATTACCCGCCAGACACCACAGCAGCGATATTCTGGCTTAAAAACAGGCAACCAAAGAAATGGCGTGACAAGATTGAACAAGGCTTTACAAACACTGATGGCGAGGATGTTATCCCGCCTGTAGTGCAGTATCAAATACCTAACAATGGCAGGGAGAGAAGTAAAGATAATAAAGCCACAAAAGGGGTATCAGGAAAAGGCGCTAAGTAGCCCGGCTGATATTGTGATTGGCGGCGCGGCTGCAGGAGTTGGTAAAACCTGGACTTTGTTAGTGCATCCATTAAGGGATATTGATGTAAAGGGATTCGGAGGGGTGATATTTCGACGTACAACGCCCCAAATTCGCAACGAAGGAGGGTTATGGGATACAAGTACGGAAATATACCCAAACGTCAATGCAACGCCTCGGGAGAGCTTTTTAGAGTGGATATTCCCGGAAGGGTGTAAGATAAAGTTCAGCCATCTGGAACATGAAAAAAATGTTCTTAACTGGCAAGGCTCACAGATACCCTACATAGGATTTGATGAGCTTACGCACTTTACTAAGAAAATGTTCTTTTACTTATTGTCGCGAAATCGTAGTGCATGTGGGGTGAAGCCTTATGTTATGGCAACCTGTAACCCAGATCCAGAAAGCTGGGTTTATGAGCTTATACAGTGGTGGATAGATCCCGATACGGGATTCCCTATCCCTGAAAGAGATGGAGTTGTACGGTACTTTGTCCGGGATGGCGAAAAGTATATATGGGGTGATACAATGCAGGAAGCAATACAGAACGCCTGGTACATTTTGGAGCCTATTATACAACGTTCAGGGCACAATGCAGAGCATTACGTTAAATCTATAACCTTTATTAGTGGTTCTATATACGATAATAAGGCTTTATTAGACGCAGACCCCGGATACCTTGCCAACCTTGTTGCGCAGGACGAACAGACAAAAATGCAACTCCTGGAAGGGAACTGGAAGGTAGTTTTAAATGACAATGACATCTACGACTACTATAAGTTCAAGGGGATGTTTGATGACCTTTACGATGTTGATAAGTCAGAAAAGTGCATCATTGCGGATATCGCCCTGGAGGGATCAAATAAGCTCACAATATCCTACTGGGATGGTTGGGAGTTGTATGACTTGACAATACTGGATAAAAGCAAGGGTAACGAGGTTATCCAGGCTATTTCAGACATGGCAAAGAAATACAAAGTACCGAATGCAGATATTGTATTTGATGGTGATGGTGTCGGGGGCTTCGTGGACGGGTTTATTCCTGGCGCTATTCCTTTTCATGGCGGGTCCCCTGTTGTACAGACAGAGGATAGCATCAGTGAGAAGTATATTAAAGAGAATTACTTCAACCTGCGTGCGCAATGCTATTATCATTCGGGCAATCGTGTTGCCAGAGGGGAGATAAGGATTAATGAGCGAGTGGCGAACATGATGTATGATGACGATATGACTGTTAGGCAGCGTTTTTTTCATGAACGCAAGGCGATAAAGAAGGGCAAAACAGATACAGATGGTAAGAAGCGCATCATAAAAAAAGAGGAGATGAAAGCAATCTTAGGCAACTCTGAATCACCTGATTTAACGGATTTGCTCATGATGCGAGAATATAAAGCACTTACGCCAACCCTTTCAGTAGGGGTTTGGTAACCAAAAGTCTTAGCAGTCCTGCATAAAATAAAAATTATGGCAGGTAATTGGCTAACCAATTTATTTCGGCGTAAGGCCGCAGGGTCGCAGCAGTTCCGTTTTTTCGGTGACCAGCTCGTAATGTACCCTGATAATAAATCACAGTACATAAGGAAGGGATATACATATAACGATATTGTGTATTCAGTCGTAAAGCTACAATTGGACAAGGTATGTGTTCCAAGTTGGAGTCCTTACACAGTTGTGGATGAAAAGGCATACTTCGAGTACCAAGCATTACAGAAGGCCATATCCGCTACCAACCTCACATCGCCTGAAGGAATAAGTAAGCTACAAAAGGATGTGAAAAAGGCGCTATATCTGCACCGTAAAGCCCTCCAACCGTCAGATGATGGAAAGCTCAGAGAGCTTATGCAATGGCCAAACCCGGACCAAAGTTATTCAGACTTTATAGGTGAGGCATGTGGCTTTAAGCTCGTAACAGGAGATAAATACATAACCGCTGATATCGCGGCGGGGGGGCTGAATAGAAATAAACCCATATTCCTGTACAATCAGCCATCTGACCTGGTTACTATTCGCAAAAGTGGCACCTATCCGTTTACTGCCACTGGATACGATATTCAACTGTTCGGGCTAAATGAGGTTAACCCTCAATATACCAGGGAACAAATGTTGCATGAAAAGTACTGGAATCCCGAATACAATGTGAGTGGCACCCAGTTATACGGTATGGCGCCGCTGAAGGCTGCGTTAAAACGCGTACAGCGCAACAATGAGGCCCAATTACGCGGGCTAAAAGCGTTCCAGAATGCCGGCGCTGATGGTGTGGCCTATATCGACGACCCAGAAACTTCACGGCAGTATCAAAAGATGGCATGGGAGCAGATAGGTAGCCTAAAAGAGAAATGGAATAGTGAGTATTCAGGCAAAGAGAATGCGGGCAAAGTTGTATGGTCCGGCTATAAGATGGGCTGGCAACGTATTGGTCTCTCTCCTGTGGAATTGGCTATTCTGGAATCTGAACAGTGGGATTTACGGATGATCTGCAACGTGTATGGAGTACCCTCTCAGTTATTGAATGACCCTGAGAATAAAAGCTATAATAACAGCTCTGAGGGCGAGAAGGCCCTAACCTCCCGTTGCGCATTGCCGCTTCTCACATCACATCGAGACAGCCTAAACAGGAAGCTGCAAACCGATTGGGGCTATAAGGGCACCCGGATTATTGTAGATTTCGATATGACTGTATTCAGTGAGCTGGAAGAAAATAAGAAGGATCAAGTAGAATGGCTAAGTAAAGCATGGTGGCTTACAGGAAATCAGCGGTTGTCAATCATGGGTGAAATGGAGAGCAGCGAGCCAATGATGAACGAAATACTTGTTCCTAATTCGCTCACACCACTTGCAGACCTTACGCTGACGCCACCAGATCTTAGTAACGATCTTGAAGCAATAAATAACGCATAGCATGACATTGACAGAATTAATAGACAAAATACTGCCTATTACAGCCGTTGACAAGGACTGTAAAATTCGTCTCAATGCCAAGCTGATTCAAAGAGAAAAGGCGGCTGAATACATAGCAACATACGTTGCACAACAATTACCAGCACTTAACAAATACCTATATGAACAGGACGCAACAACAGGCGATAAGAAGGCGGTGGAATAGGTATCAGATAAAGACTGAAATACGCTGGCAAAAACCTATTTATAATGCGATAATGGCGCAGGTAGACGCCTTTCTGGCCTTTGCCGCTGATCAGGGCATGGAATCAGCTTTGGCACAAATTAACGTTGTTGTAAAGGAGGATCCTATACGGGATGTGCTGACCAGGTTATATCAATCAGTGATCCCGGCCTACGCAGAGATTGAGCGGCAAGAGATACTTGATCGATATAAAAATGAACTGACACAAGAAAAACTATTTGGGGTTAAAGATACCTGGCTTAGGTCGGTTACAAACTTTATACTCAACTTTTCATCCAAAAAGATAGTCGAAATATCAGAGACGACCCGGGAGAACATCCGAAATACCATATCCCGGGAGCTGGCCAATGGTGAAAGCTATGGCCGCATGGCGCAGGCTATTCGCATTACTCCAATTTATGCCTACCGGTCGCGCGTTATTGCTCGTACAGAGGTTACAGGGGCGGCAAACTATGCGGCTAATGAGGGGGCTAAAAGAACAGGGCTTGCAATGAAAAAAGTTTGGATTTCGGATCAGACCGACCGGACACGCCACCTGCCGCGTGATCGCTTTGATCACCTCAATGCCAATGGACAAACGGTAGATATGAATGAAAGTTTTTTGATCCAAAGCAAGTTTGGTGTAGAGCCACTGGCTTATCCTGGCGACCCTAACGGATCTGCTGCAAATATTATTTCGTGTCGATGCGGTGTAGGGCATGAGGCTAAAAGGGATGCCAACGGACGGTTGATCAGGGTGCCTATTTACGAATAAAAAACCGGTAGATGGAAATCTACCGGCAACTCAACAACCAAAAATCTGTTACAGTGACCTGCTTTTGTGCAAATGTATGGTATTTTAAATAAAATTTATTTTTGTGTAAAAAATATTTACTTTTGATAAAGTAATTCCTCCAACCAAATTTCCCGCCAGTGATCCTGTAAAAATTGTACAGGATGCCTTTTAAGACCTACATAGCTGATAAGCCAGAACAGATATTTAAAGACGTGGATACATCCCGTCGCTATGTTAGTGCATACTACACCGCTTTTGACAATGTAGATGCTGATGGCGACATAGGCCGCAAGGGGATGACACTAAAATCAATCGCCGAAAACGGGCCTAAATCAGCATCACCCAGGATAAAACATCTTTTGAACCACGATATAACACAACCCCTTTCAAGGCTCACAGACATGGGAGAGGATAATTTCGGGGCTTTCTATGCTGGCGAAGTGGGGACACACAACCTGGGTACAGATTACCTGAAAATGGTCGATTCCGGGCTGATTACAGAGCATTCCTATATGCTACAGCCTAAACGGACAAACAAGATAGCTGCAGGCAATGAGTTGTTAGAGGTAAAGGTGTGGGAAGTCAGCAGCTTAACGGCGTGGGGTGCCAACCCACTTACTCCGTTCATCCATGTATCTAAATCTCTCTCTAAAGAAGATCGGATCAAATATCTGAATAATAAAATCAAGGCTGTAGAGAAGTTCTGCCGCAATAGCGATGCCACGGACGAAACTATACAGTCGCTTTTGATCTGTATTAAACAAATGCAGGAACTATATAACGATTTGATGAGTAGCACTCCCGCCGCCGAAAAGGCACCGGAGCCGCCAAAGCAAAGTGGTTATTCGGGTCTTCTTGCGAGTATTAACACATCTAAATCACTTTTCAATTAATTATTATGCGAATTGCATTTTATACTCCGCTGGCTTTATTTATGCGATTCCCTGAAGGGGACGGCGGAGAGCCGACAGAATCAGCAGTAGTAAAAGCCTTTGAAAGCCTCAAGAAGGAGGCGCGCGATGGCATGATGACCATCAAGGAGCAAATTAAAACGCTTACTGAAAATGGTGCCACGAAGGCTGAATTACAGGCGTTTGCCGAGAAACTGGAGAAAAACCAGAAGGATATCGAAACTGTAAACTCATATGCTGAGAAGCTGGAAGCTATCCAGAAAGGGAAGGCGCTGAAGCCCGAACTGAAATCATTCAATGATGTGATCAAAGCGGCTATTGAGGAAAAAACAGACGACATCATCAAATTTGCCCGCAAGGAAAAAGGCGTTGACCGAATTGAAATTGAACTGAAGGCCGTTGGCGATGTTACTACAGCTAACGTAACAGGATCAACAGTTTGGGGCGCGGTACAGCGCCCTGGCATTATCGAACTGCCAAAACGTAGAGTTCACGTGAGGCAGTTACTCGCTGGCGGAAGCATCGGCCCTGGTACTGATTTCTATTTTATGCGCCAAAACGGTGTTGGTGAGGGAGATCCGGCACCTACAGCAGAAGGGGCAAATAAACCGCAGATGGATGAAGATCTGATTGAAGCATCCGTTAAGATCGAAACAATCGCCGGATGGGAGAAAGTGACCCGTAAGGCAATGAATAACATACCTGGCTTCATCTCATTCCTTCAAAGCAGAATGCCAGAGCGCCTGTTAAGGGTAGAAGATGCTCAAGTCTGGTATGGCAATGGTACATCGCCAAACCTGAAGGGTATTCTTACCGCTGGTAATTTTGTTGCATCTACATCTACTGCAACTGTATTGGCTGAGCGTATCATAGATGACTTGGCATTGTTGGAAGATACCTACGAACGCAATGCCACAGCCATCGCGATGCGACCGGTTGCATATTACGAATTCTTCAAAAACAAGGCGACAGGATCAGGCGAATATGATTTGCCACGCAACGTTGCGTTCATTAATGGCGTGCTGTATATCTCTGGTATACCAGCATATCCTACTACTTCTTTAGCCGCAACTGATTATGTTGTTGGTGACTTCCAGGAGGGTGCACAGTTGCTTATCCAGGAAGGCATGAGACTGGAAATCTTCGAACAAGATGACAAAAACGTTCAGCAGAACAAAGTTACTGTTCGTATTGAGGAAACAGTAGCATTGCCAGTTTATGGACCTGACTACTTTGTAAAAGGGTCTACTGTTGTAACACCTTAATAACTGAAAGGCCCGTAAGCCTTTTAAATCTATTCAAATGAATGTAATTGCTATTCAACACTTCCGTATCAAAGAGGATGGAACATTTGCCAAGCCTGGCGACCTGTTGTCCTATCCAGATAATCGCGCGCAGGTGCTTATTGATGGAGGTTGGGTGATTCCTGTGCCTGATACTGATTCAGAGTTTAGAGAGATTGCCACATCCGCCTCAAAGGTGTACCTGGATGATGGCGATGAAAAACCTAAAATATCGGAGGCGCCAGGCAAAAAGCCCAAAAAAAAGGATGATGGAGATAACCAATAACAGGCTTGTTGATTATACATTCGACGACACAGAACCCGTTGTAGAACCGGTAACTCTTAACGAAGTAAAAGAGTATTTAAGGATTGATCCAGGCGTAAGCTATGAGGACAATTTGCTTACAGACTTGATTACTGCAGCCAGGGAGGAAACAGAAAAGTATACGGGATGCTCTCTTATCGCTCGAAATGTAACTGCGATACTCGAATTGGTTAATCGTCATGAGCTGCCTTATGGACCTGTTAAATCGGTAGTCAATGAAGATCAATATAAGCTGATCGGCAAAGACTTCCCCCGGGTCGAAGGATGTGGACGAATCGAAATCACCTACTCGGCTGGGTTTGATCCGGTGCCAAAGGGCTTAAAAGAAGCAGTGCTGGCAAAAATTGCATCTATGTACGAGAACCGCGGCGACGAAGATCGAAAGCATGATGCAGAACAGTATTATGAAAGAGCGTTCAAATATCGGCGTATAGTATGCCTGTAAGAAGATATGATATTGGCAAAGCAAGACATCTGATCACCGTCAGGGGCTTCACAAGCATACCAGATGGGTACGGGGGTTTTGTAGATGCCGAAACCGATCTGATAACAGCCTATGCTATTAAAGAGGCCAAAACATCGCTTCGCGATTTGGATTCTGCCGAAATGGTTAACGTCAGTGCAGATATTTTCATCATCAGATACAGGCCCGATTTTACGCCCACAAAGGATATGAAGATTGTTAGTGATGGTAAAACATACGCTATCAATACCATTCTTGAAACGTCTGATAAACGTTGGTGGGAGTTGATCGCCAAAGTTATTGAGTAATGCCAGTAAGAATTACAGTTAACGTAACCGGGAATACAGCTAATCGTTATGACGTCCTTAGAAAGCGTATGCTTGATGAGATAGATGACGAGCTGACAGCAGAAGCATTCTCTATCAAACGTGAAGCTGACACAAAAGCGCCAAAATACGAGGGCGGCTTACGAGCGCACATCGATAATGAGTATCTGAATAAGGAAATATCATACCCGCAGTTTTATGCGCCTTATATCGAATTTGGTACTGGCTCAAAGGTCATTATTCCTCCTTCTTACGAAGAATATGCCAAGCAGTTTAAAGGGCCGGCCAGGCGGGGCAATGTACAGGATTTCTTTAAGGAAATGGTATTGTGGGTTAAGCGCAAGGGACTTGCGGGCAGATACTCTACCAAAACACGCCGGAGATTAGGTAGTAAGGCTAAACGAGAATCAGAGGATAGGGAGGTTGCTTACGCTATCATGCATCACATTCTGACTTTCGGTGTGACGCCTCACCCCTTTTTCATACCAGCTTTTACTGCTGGGAAAGACAAGGTGTTAAGAAGATTAAGAACAATAATAAACAAATACAGTGGGTAGCGTTAAGGCAATATTACGCAAGGCTTATATAGAGAAGTTAAACGGGATTACCGTTTCTGGTATAACTATTCCCGCCTACGATCTGTTTGCCGCCGACAATGCACCAGCAAATTATATTGTTTTAAGCTCTTACAACTCCGTCGATTTAACTACTAAGTGTGGAGATGATGAAAATCCATCCGTGGAGGTTCAGGTCTACACGAAGTTTCAAAAGCAAGGCGGTAGCCTATTGGCTGATCAAATCGCCGAAATGGTGATAGATCTTATTAAAGCCAACGACATGGACCTTTCACCCAACTATAAGCTACTCTCAACCAGGAAATCAAGCGACAGCGATCTGCCAGGCTTAAACTCGGATTACAAAATTTATAGAAGAATAATCCGGTTTGAGCACATTGTTCAAGACTTAAACAAATAACAATGGCAGAAGTGAACGTAATGGGACTATCTCAGGTCCTGTCTATAATTGCTCCGGGCGGCAACACTCCGCTTGTATTGGCATGCGAAGTTGACCACAACTTTGACCGTAGCCGCGCTGAAATCAACGCCGATAACAAATGCGGTAAAAACAGGATACCCAATCCTAATATGGATGCTTCCATTTCCGGTACCGGTCAGGTGATGATCAACCCGGCAGGTGGCGATATTACGACCAAAATCAGCGAGGCAAAACTCGACCAGTTGATGCGTTCGGCTACTGTGTTTTCGTGGGTGCTTGGCCCAAAATCAGGAGTTCCAGCGCCGGGCGATGTCACATATTCTGGCCAGGGATGGTTCAACCAACTAAACACTGCATACACAACAGATGGTGTGGCAACATTTGATTTTAGCATTACCGTCTCAGGTGATTATACACAAGAAATTGAACCAGCAGCATAATGAACGGGAAAGTACAAATACAACTTGGAGGGCAGACACGCTGGTTGTGGTTTAATAACTACAGCCGGGAAGAGCTGGGGAAGGTATACGGCACGGATCCATTGGTTGCCGGAAAGCTGTTCGCTGAACAACTACAGGCGAATGCTATACGGGCTTTCTCTTTCTTAGTATGGGCTGGTTTGATGGGTCACGAATATGGCAACATGCAAGATCCTACTTATACTAAACAGGAGGTAGCTGGATGGGTTGCTACCTGTGAAGTAGATGAACTCATGAAGGTGTGGGATGTTTGGCTTGATCACTCTGGTATGCGTGAACTGATTAGCAGTGAAAAAAAAAGCAACCAGAGGACGAAGAAAACATCACCTGGCAAAAGGTCTTAGACTTCGCATGTGGGGAACTTGGACTGCTTCCACATGAGTTTTACTGCATGACATGGATTAACTACACCCGTTATGCACAAGGCTACTGGATACGCTATTTCAAGAACCTGGAAGGTGAACGCCTTATTGCTTTCTATATCGCTGCAGCTCACCGGGACCCGAAAAAGCCATTCCCACGATACCCACAACAGTTTATGCCTTTCCCTACGGATGTAAAGATTGTAGTAAAACAGTCTGTCCTAACAAAAGAAGAATACGACGCAATAATAAATCGATATGCCGGACCAGGGTTCACTGAACGCAAGGATAGGAGCTGATGTCTCCCAACTGCTTTCCGCCTTTAACCAGGCAGAAAGAGCGCAGGATAGAATAGTATCCGGCTTTAACTCTGTTGGCGCCGCTGCCAATACCGCGGCAGGCTCTTTAAACTCTCTATCCCCTATTACATCGGCGGCAGCGGCAGGGGTTACCAGCCTACGCCAGGCTATTGATCCTGCTACGGTTTCCATTACACGCCTTGGCACTTCAGTTACGCAGACAGACAGAAGTTTGGTTATGTTTAACCGCGATATGGTCAGTAATTCTGCGGTAATGCGCGGTTTTGCCAATGCCGCCCAGCTCGGGCAGTTGTCATATGTGGGGCTAAATGGAGCGTTGACAAATGCAGGACGTGGTGTCAGTGCATCAATGCGGACACTTGGTGCAAGCACGAGGAATACAGGATATATCGTATCTAATTTTGGTCGTGTTTTATCCGACCTGCCATTCGGGTTTATTGCTATTCAGAACAATATTGATCCGCTTATAGCCTCATTGGGAGGTCCGGCAGGTTTGGGCTTGGCTGTAACTGTAGTCGGTGCGGCGTTGACAACATTGTCTATGAGGTATGGCGGCCTGTCCAATGCGCTTAATGCTCTGAATCCGTTTATTGATAATGCGACCAAGGGCCTGAACGCAATGAACGCCTCCATGCTGACCAGTGCGAACGAAACAGCAAAGGAGACGGCGAATTTGGATTTGCTGTACCGCGCAGTAAAGGATCTTAATATTCCTCTTGAAGAGAGGCGGAAGATTACAGATCAACTGATCAAACAATACCCGCAGACATTCAAGGGCTATACGGCAGAGGCCTTGGCTGTGGGCGAGGCAGATAAAGCGTACAAAGAATTAACTAAAACCATTCTCGCAAAAGCTGCGATTGAAGCCGGCACCGATGCAATATCCAAGCAGGGTAAACAAATGCTTGAGCTGAGATTACAGGCCGCCAAACTCGATGAGCAACTAAAAGACCTGCAACAGAATGGTACTAAACCATCAATATCCGCCCCTTTTGGTCGTGATGTGCTTTCTGTGGGCAAAGAGATCGAAAGGGTACAAAATAAAATCAATGCGAATACAGCAGCGCAAAATGTGCTAAATCAGCAGGCGCAAGCCATACAGGATGCATCACTAAAACTGGTGAAGCAATTCGGGGCCGCGGTACTCGGTATTAAACCGGATAGTGTAAAAACAGTACAGGATGTATTTAATACTCTCAATACTGAACTCGATCTTGCTAATGCAAAAACTGGATTATTGGGATCAACAACAAATTCAGTAGCAAAAGAGAAGATTAGCGCTTTAACCACTGCGTTTGATGATTTGATAAAGATGGGTCTTAAGCCCACATCTCCTGAAGTACAAAAAGTGGTTCAGGAGATCAACGCGCTGGGGGGTATTAATCAGAAGCTTGGTGTTAGTCAAAAGCTTGGCGTTACAAAGCATGTAAAAGACGCAAAAGATGTAATTGCCGAACTTAATCAAGAGCTGCTCAAAACCAATGCGCTGTTTGCAAATAGTGGAGATTCTTTAGATAAACTGTCATCCGATACAATAAAAGCATACCAAAAAGCTCTAGGCTCCCTGGTTGATATCAATATCCTTCCAGGCGATAAACTATTTGATGCACTGAAAGGCAGGTTGGATGCTCTGAAGGATGTTACTGGACCAAAACCAAAGATTGACATACCGATTCAGATTGAACCCATACCGCCCGCAAGTAATGCAAATACAATTGCTGGTGTGTTTTCTGGGCTTACAGAAGATTTTGATATAGAATCGAAGAAATTCACTGCAGCCGTAAACAAGATAATCATCGACAATGCTAATGAAGGAATTGTGTCAATGATTGAGATTGTAGGAGGGGCGCTTGTATCGGGCGATTGGGGCAATGTATTTTCCAGTTTTATCAATATGATATCTGGATTTCTTTCACAACTCGGGAAACTATTGGTTGTTCAAGGTCTTGCAATTGAAGGGTTTAAAAACTCACTTAAAACACTTCAGGGAATCCCCGCGGTTGTTGCTGGTGCAGCATTAATAGCAGCCGCCGGGGCCTTCAAGGCTCTTGCCGGTAAAGGTGTTCCTGCCTTCGCTAACGGGGCCATAACCACAGGTCCTATGGCCGCGATAGTAGGTGACAACCCGTCTGGCAAAGAGGCTATTGTACCCCTGGAACGATTTGACGAAATATTCGGCACGACCAGCGGCGGCAGTGTTGAGGTAACTGGGTCAGTTAGGGTGGCAGGGTCAGACCTGGTTATCGCATTCAATAACGCAACTAAACAGTTTGGAAGAAGATAAATGGCATACATACTAACATATCGCATCAGATATAAAGACAGGCATCCGGTCACCCCTTTGAATTGGGAGGTACAACTTTTGCAGAAAAATGGATCTGCGTTACAGGTTACTGAGTTGTACGCTGCGGAGAATCCAGTCTCTATTGATCGGGCCACATCAGACTCAAACGCTTTTAGCCCTATTATTGGTGCCAATGCAACAATAAGTTATGTGTATGACGAAGGCATGCCACACCCTAATACATTTATCAAAATTCAGGAAGATGAATGGATGGTGGTTATCCTTAAAAACGGAGTAGTTGAGTTCAAGGGCTTTGTTAGGCCTGACAGCAATACATACCCATTATTGCACCCGCCATTCGCTTTCGAGATCAACGCAACTGATTACTTTCAGGTGCTTAAAGCAACACCAATTAATCTGGACGATAATATACTATTTCTATACGATTATATCACCTGGGGAGACTTCTTCAGGCGAACTTTATTTACCGCGCTGCCGTATGATGACATTGTTTTAAATATTGTGTTTACGCGGCGGCCCGACTCGTTGTTGCCTGGTCAGACGCTTGCCAATGGCCTATATCTGCATACTGATATCTTTTATGATTTCGAAAAGGGGCCTGTTAAATGCTATGATGCATTAAGTGCCTTCCTGGGGCTGGGAATGAGGATGTTCTACTCTGCGGGCGCATACTGGATTGTCCGGATAGAGGATATGGACCAGGACGTATTTACTTATCTGCAAATTTCCCCTTCAGATTTAACTGGTGTTGAAAAAACTGAAGGCAACATCCTGCGCCAACTGGGAACCAGTGATCCAGGTAAAGATGTATATTATACTGGACGAAGCCAAAGGATAAGAGTTGAAACCGCATTAAAGGAGCAGGAGTTTAACTACAAATTAAAAGGTATCAACCGGCTGGCAAATTTTGATTGGAGAGACTTTAACGGTTCTTCGTTCCCTGGTTGGAGAGTGCCTAATCCCGGTTCGGGACTCACACTTTCCCGTATAGGAGTGGGTACTATAGCAGATCCATACAGGGCGGAAATGAATGGTTCTGGAAATCCAGAGGTTGGGGCTTTTATAGGGCAAACATTTATTGTTTCTCCAGGACAGCATATTGAAATCAATATTAAATCTTATTGTTATTATACTGTTGGTTTGAAAATGATTGTCTCCTTGTTGTCAACAAGCTCTGGTCCAGAGGCGAGGCAGTTTTATTTGAGTGGATCAAAATGGGAACAAACAAATCTTATAGAATCAGATACCGCTACAATAACAGTATCGCCAAATAAGAAAACAAGGTTTAGTTCTTTTTCTGTTACGTCGGATCCAATCCCAGGGGGAACAGGAGATTTCTATTTGTTTTTTAATATACTCGGCCCAACGCCGGCAGATCCGGACCCAGAAGATCAGATTCCATCGGGAACCACTCCATATAACCAAATCTACCCTACTTTTTTAAGGATCTATGATACACCATACGTTCAGATCAATACAAAGATCACAAATGATGGTATTTATAGCTATACGCCAGATCCTGAAGAAAAAACGTTTATCGATTCACGGGATAGTTCGATATCGAATACAATATACTATAAGCAAGTTGACCAATTTAAGGCTCTCCCTGATAAAGATTGGGCAAGCATCAAGAAGCCATCGCTTCCAAAACAGCCTATTGATGAAATCATGTCCCGGGATCGCTTAGCTGCTGCGAACATGCCGGTTGATAATCTGGAAGGAACTTTTCTATCTAATACATTGCAGTTTCACAATGTAGTAGTATGTGAGGATCTTAATAAACGATTCATGGTTTTGCGTGATAAATATAACACTAAGGAATGCCTGCATGATTTGACTCTGGTAGAAATATTTGACGAGGGATCAGGCAGCGGACAATATACTGTAACCCCTAAAACTGCTGACAATGGATAAAGTGGTATTAGGAAAGGACCTGATGTTGTACACAGGTACAGGTGCTCTGACAGCCGAATCAGTCATCTGCCTACTGAAAGATTGTACATTAAGCATATCGGCTGATCTCCTGGAGACAACAGGCCCTGGCGGTAAGTTTAAACGATATGTTTACTCAGCGATAGGCTACACCATATCAGGTAATGGTATAGTAAGCTATACAGCTATTAATAACCTGGTGCAGATTCAGGAACAGCTAATAGCATGGCAAAAGATCAACTGGAAGTTCACTGCCTTTCACTCCGGAGGCCTGATTTATTCGGGTGTCTTGCTATGGAATAACGTTGATAACAGTAGTATGTTTTCGGACGCTGCACAGTTTAGCTTTCAGGCGACTGGCGACGGAGATTTCGGGATTGAGAAAATACCTTTCCTGAAAACAGTATACCTGGCAGATCAATTTGGCAACCGCCTGCCAGGGTGCCCGGATGTCTATCCTGTAAAAGTGTTTTGGGTTGACGGCTCATTAATGGGGATTGCTTATGACCAGGTAGACGTAATAAACCTGTTTAACAGCTATCCGAGCAATACTTCACTTACACTGAATGGATATACATCCGGTTGTGATTTTAATCTATCTGCTGCATGGAATGCAACTGACGTTCCTGATTGGATAGTAGCAGAGAAATTGAACGACGACCTGGCGTTGTCAGATGCTTACATAAATATTATTGGAGATGGTGACGGAAAAGGGCTTTCACCCATTTTAAATACTTAGATATGGCAGATCCAATTTTAGTACCAATACCGGATTTATCCCCTGCTCCAAACAGTTGGGGGCTGGACTGGCCAACTGCCATAGCAGACCCGGTAACCAAACGTGCGTACAAACTTCCATCGGGCGCATATACACAAAAGCTGATCGAAACGGGCGCTATTGCTGATATACGCAATCCGAAATTTTACATCGCTGGCAGGGGGAACCAATATGATCCCGCCGTTGGCGATACGAAGATAGTAGACCCAACACTTCAGGGTTATACTTTTTCTGCGGTGAGTCTACGAGGCGTTGGTGATCTTGATCCAGCAAGCGAATATCACTGGGACGAAGTGGATACTATCGGTTTTCTTTCATTAGACCCAGAAAATCCTGGCCCAAGACAGTTTAATGATGGTGATGTAGTCAAGGTGACTTTTGAGCCAAAAATAAGCTCCTATGTGTCAGCGCCAGGCAGTATTGGTAAGCGGTACAGTGGGAGGAAGAGATATACTGCATCTGCTATGATCCTTCCTGATGATTATTCCAAGATTCAGGAGATTATTGCAACTGCTGCGCCTGTAGTGTTAACCCTGCCGCGTGGAGTTGATTTTCCGCCAGGTGTTGGCCTTACCATAACAACAAACATGGTATCTGTTTATCAATCCGTTGTTTTGACCCAGGATGATGATGTGATATTTGTATCTGCACAAGGCAAATCAAGGTTGGTGTTGGGAATAGACGAACAGGTTACGCTTGTGTGGATCGATGACGGAACCGTTAAGGGTTGGTCTATTGAGGATATATCCGAATCTTATAAGAATGTCGGCAAGTGGTGCCTCTCTTATGTGCCACTGCCAAATACTATACCCTTTGTTGGCGGAACAATAGATATTACACAATACCCGCGTGTTGGTGATTTGGTTGAAGCTATTAAAGCCATCAACGCAAACTCGGTAGTATCTAATGCTACATGGGAAAGTGACCCTTTTTTACACCGGACAAAATGGGCATACGGACCTACAGCAAACACGCGTAGGGTGCCTGACTGGCGCGGATTGTTTCCACGCGTGTTACCGGGTGCCCGTCCTAATATTGACCAGGATCGTGGCGCTGATGCGTTTGTGTTGGGCAGTCTTGAAGGATGGGCAATGATAAAACATGATCACCTGTCTGATGATCGATTTAATAAACTATCCGCGCGAGCCTCTGACTTAGGTGGAGGCAGTACCCCTGGCGGCGTAGACAGCTCAGGAGGAGACAAGGAATACAGGGTAGGCGATATGTCTGGGCCAGGGTTTGATTTATGGGCCTTAGCTACGCTGAATGCGGAGGGTGATTCAGAATACGAAACAAGAAGCATTAACGGCGGCCTGAATGCATATGGCTGCATATAACAGTGAACATGAAACGATTTATTTTATTTTCAGTATTAATTATCTCTTCGGTGTTATCTCAGGCCCAATCATGGGACCCTGGTAAGTATGTGTATTTCCGCGGCGTGTCTGCTGACTCTGTGCTTAGATTGCCTCGTATAGATACTGTTTGGTTGGGTGGAAACAGAGACAGCATAGGCGCTATTGTTTACAGGACAGCTAACAACAAGGTGTATGTTAAAAAACCTACCGGATGGGATGAAATCGCATCGGGCATTAATGTCGCTTTAGATTCCGCCTATCGCTCTCATGACACGCTTTATTTCCCTACTACAACAGGTAGTTTGATCGCTATCAAGATGACTGGAATACCGCAGGCGAATATTGTAGGATTGACGGATTCGTTGAATCAGAAAATATCCTTTTCATCTCCCCTATCTCCCCTAATGACGCAACCTTCTTTACCTATACAGCCTACCAGTAGCCTTATAGGGGCACTTGGGCGTCTTCAGTCACAGGTGTTGGATAGAGTAGAACTAAATCCAGTTTCTACACAGCAAGGAGCGTCTGTAAACATAACAGGTAGGATGCTAATAAACGGTCTGGCGAGTAGATCACTCGCTATTAACCGCCCTTCTCGTGATACATCTACTGGAGAGATAGCGTTTCAAACCGCAGGCATTCAGGTAGGGTATGTAGGCACCGGGGCGAAAGGTAATAACGATATTCTAATGACCTCAGGAGCTGGGGGGATATCTATAAATCACGTTGACAGCGCGCAAATTAGATTAAACTATTTTTCAAACGTGCCTGGCGTTATCCCTGCTACACATACAGTAGAGAAAAATGGGTTGTGGCTCATAGGGGATTCAATACCAGGTAACGTTTTTGCGAGATTCCCCCTTGAAGTACGAAAAACTCTCGACACGTCTATATATGCAAATGGAAAAATTGTGCAGGGACAAACGATATTAAATGCTGACAGTTCTTTAGTGACGGCCACGACAGCCTGGGTCAAAAGGCAACTGTACTTTAACACATCTAATGCGTCGCTGCAAGGTATAACACAAAGGGGCAATACTACTAATCAAATACTTAAGATAACAGGATCCAGTGGCACGCTTACAGGCACAGGGTCTGGTTTAGAGCTATTTTATGACGGATCAAATTTTTCAGTTGTACAGAGTTATGACAGGGGAATGTCTATAACTAAACCCTTGAAATTATCTGCGTCATATACGCAGTTGTCTTCAGGGATAGTCGTTGCGCAACGTACAGTAACTGCTTCAACTACTTTATTACCCAGTGACTATACTGTAATAGTGAATAATGTAGGATCAGTCACTATAACCTTACCAAGCTCAACGCCGGGTACCATGTTTGTTATAACTAAAACATCCGCTGCGAGCAACGATGTCATAGTATCGCCTAGCTCAGGCACTATAAATGGTGTTTCGTCTCGCACTTTAACAATGCCTTATAGCTCTATTGTCGTTCAATCAACAGGTACAAACTGGATTATTATATCATCACATTTAAACTCTGTTACACTATGAGGGTACTTATATTATTAATTCTTTTTACGAATACCGTAAGCGCTCAATTTAAAAGCTACATTCAGTATTTCTCTAAAGGTAACTACCGAAATTCTGAAGGTGATTTGATCATAAAAAACAACGGTCAGTTATACACCGTTTTTACAAAATTCAGAAACAATTTGGACGATGCAGCAGTAGCGGATTTATGCGCAAAAGTTTCTACGACTGGAGGGCGGGACTGGATTGATTTAGGAGTTGTGCAAACTAATATAGGGGGGCAGACGACTATGTCTGTTTCGCTCGTACGTACCTCTACTACTAAAGTGCAAATGTACTTTTGTGTTAAGAATAGCAACACGGATTTACGTATTTACAGAAAAATTAGTAACGATGATTGCGCGACCTGGTCCGCGCCCATGCTAGTTATAAATGCCCCGGGGTATCTGGCGGTACTCAATGCGTCGGTTGTTAGAATTAATTCAGGACGAATTGTGATACCTGTTTATTTTACTAGTAATGTAGCCGCGATACCTCCTAACTACTGCAAAGCATACTCGTACTACTCTGATGATGACGGCGCGACGTGGGTTAAAAGTACCCCTGATCAAAACATATCTTCCGGGGTTGGTTATACGGAGCCCTGTGCAGTAGCTATCAATTACAACATTGTGTTGATGATGATACGGAATAATTCAGGAGTGCAACATTTTTCTGTGAGTACCGATGCAGGGGCAACGTGGTCAGTCGCTACTGCATCGCAGTTGGTATCTACTGACAGCCCCTGTAAAATATTATTAACATCGACTGGGGTACTAATAGCTGTGCATAACCCCCCTGGTTTTACCGACCCTAGAGGTGTACTTAGAATATCTAAGAGCTTAGATTCAGGCGCCACCTGGGTTACCGCTTTTGACATAGAGACGCCGGTAGATTCTTACAACTTCAGCTACGCATCTGTTGCAGAGTATCAAGGGAACTTACTCATATCCTACTGGGAAGCTAATTTCAACGCCGGTAAAATAGCTCAAAAATTTTGCTCAATACCTATAAACAAAATAATGTGATGCCTAATTTCTTTAAGAATATGAATTTCAACTTTCAGCACATACTTGCGCTGATCATCGTCGTGGCAGGTTTTAGCTATCTTTTTTACGTGTCTCGCAGCAACTATATACATGCAAACAATAACAATGTTGTTGGAATTATTGCTTCCATTTCAAGCATTTTGACTATGGTTGTGATGCACTATTTCAGACAGGAAAAAAAATCAAATCCAGATGACGGAACAAACTTTACAATTTCCTGGTCTAAAAACGCGGCTACTGATACCGGTACGGTAGCGTGGATGATCTTGGAACCCTATTAATCCTTTTTATCACAATACATAAAACTTAATCATGAAAGAACGCCTATCAATCGAATTACTTACCGCAACATCGGCAATTGCCTGGTTTAAATATAGCTTCCTGCCAAGCGGGAATTTGCTTGCCTGGGTATTTATTGCTATGCTGGTAGATCTGATTACGGGAATTATAAAAGCCTGGCAACTGAACGAGGCCCGCACTTCAGCGGGTTACCGTAAGACGGTTATCAAATTTACACAGTATGCCGGCGCCGTTGCCGTTGCTGTGATCCTGGGGAACTCATTGCCCCAGGACAATGAAATCCTGGGCTATGTGAATGATGGTTTGTTGATCCTGCTTATCTACATCGAGGCTACAAGCATCTTTGAAAACCTTTATGCAATCGACAATACAAGCCAGTTCAGTAAATACTTCATAGCTCCTATCCTGAAGATTTTAACTTTTGCTATTAAAAAATCGCCTTTGGCACAACAAGCAGACAAAGATGAAAGCAGTAATAGTAATTAGCATTTTGCTTTGCTCCTGCGCTACGGTAAAGAAGAATGCGCACCGAAGCACAGAGCAACACAGAAAGGACAGCTCAGGCTCTACAGAGAACGCGTATAAGCGAGTAACGGAGACTGTAGCAATCAGTACTACTCCGGGAAAAACAAAACCTGATTCGGTAGGGTTTACACGATACACGACGAACGAGGATACGTCTACCTGGTCGCAAATAGTGCGATCAGGCGCCTTAGGCGTAGAGGTGAACTCAACTCCGCGCAAGGATGCTACAGGCAAGACGATCGGCAGGGAAACGACTGTGAAAGCGAAAAAGTTTCCCGAAGAAGTGCCGGTACCGGTAACTACACATACCACGATTAAGGAACAAGGAAGCGCAAAGCAAGAGAGCAAGATATCTGAAGTCGACAGCAAAAAGACGGTTGATAAAGGGAAA